GAAGTCAAACGATACGCACGGAGGATGCAGAACGAAATGCAGGTTCTTCAAGAAAAAGTTAGTATTCTTGAGGAATCTTTGGGTGATGAGTAATGGGTGCAGCAAACACACACCTTACTCACCTTGAAGAATTAGTTTTAACTCAAGGTCCCAAAGGTTATGATATGGCCCGGGCCTTTTTGTTAGAGTTGTTAGAAACTTTAAAAGGCAACTCAAAATCCCGTGTACAAACATCAGTTAAGTGGGATGGCGCCCCGGCGATGTTTGCCGGCATTAATCCTGAAAATGGTAAATTTTTTGTTGGAACTAAATCAATTTTTAATAAAGTTCCTAAAATAAATTACACTGAAGAAGATATTCTCAAGAATCACGGGCATGCGCCCGGACTTGTTGATAAGTTAACCAAAGGGTTAAAATATCTTCCTTCTCTTGGTATCAAGAAAATTCTACAAGGCGATTTCATGTTTGATGATGAAATGCTTGACGTAATCGATATTGAGGGCGAGCCACACTATAGATTCAAACCAAACACTATTGTATATGCTGTACCGGTAAATTCAGATCTTGGAAAACAAATAGGACAATCAAAATTTGGTATTGTTTTTCACACCACGTACGATAGCCTAAATGATGGGGCAAGTTTCGGTGCGGATATTTCTGGACTCAAGGAAGTGCCGGGCATATGGTTTGATGATGCGTTTTTTACAGATGACACAGGTACCGTGACACTCACTGATAGTGAGGAAAAAACAATAATTAAATTAGTTGGCGAGGCCGATTCAGTAAATGAAAAAATAGATTACAATGATATACCTTCGGCGCTTTTAAATATTTACATTAATAGCGAAATTAAAGCTGGACAATTTTTAAAAAATCCTGAGAAATCTTTTTCCGGATTTATTTCATGGTATTCTCAGCGGGCAGATAAGAAGGTAAGCAAATTAAAAACTGATAGAGGTCGCCAAAGAGCCACTCAAGCCGCCAACGAAGCGCTGCAATCAATTAATACCAAAAAAGAAGACATTCTCAATCTTTTTAGAGTGAGTCGATTGTTATTTGAAGCTAAGAATATCTTTATTGAAAAATATAACAATGCTGTATACAATACCAAACACTTCGTCGATGATGGATCTGGAGATTTAGTGGCCACTAATCCTGAAGGTTATGTTGCTGTTGACCATGCTGGTAATGGAATTAAATTCGTTGATCGTTTAGAATTTAGTCGTGCTAATTTTGCAATTGACAAATCAGATAAATTTCAAGGAGACCCAGATATGTCAGAAATATTAACAAAAGAATTCTCCGTTATTGTTTCTAAAGATCTTAAGTTAACCAAAACAATTAGTGAATGGCTAAAAGAAGCTAGAAAAAATAATCATACCTTTGAAAAGCTTCCTAACATGGTCTACAATGACATTATATCCGGTACCCCTATCGTGGATATCGTTGTGCAGGAAAATGCAGAGAAAACGATTTATAATGCTGCTATGGGCTTTGCTACTAGTATGCTGAACGAGGATGAAGAAGACTTTGTAGGAATTCCATTGGAACCGGTTGAAGAACAAGAAGATGAATTAGCAGATCCAGTAGTTGATGCTGATTTCACAGGAGAAACTGTTGCCTTTGTTCCCGGCGCCTATAAACCTCCACATCTTGGCCATTTAAAAATGGTTGAGCAATATGCTAATAGAGATGATGTTGATCGTGTAATTATACTAATCTCAAGTCCAAAGAAGAAAAATCGTACATTAGATGATGGAACAGTGATTAAAGCAACTCACGCTGAAGATGTATGGAAATTATTATTAACATCGGCCGGTCTGTCTGATAATCCAAAAATTGATTTACGAATTTCTAAAGAACCATCTCCAATTGGCGCGACACTAGATATGATTGGTGAAAACGGGATTCTCAAACCCGGTGACAAAATTATTTTAGGAGCTAGCGACAAACCTGATGATTCTGACGTTCCTGACTGGCACAGATGGCTTTTTGTACAACCCAAGGATGTGAAGTCTGGTGTCGAAGTACTGGACCTAGAATCGAATGCTGTAAGGGCTTTTGATCGTCAAGGTGGTACGCCATTCAGAGCACGCGATATGAGGTCTTTGATCTCGAAAGCAAAAACTGATGTTGATGCTATTGAAGAATTAGAAGAATTCGTTGGCGAAGACAACGTTTTCGAATTGTTGGCCATCTTTGGTATGGGACCTCGCCAAGAAGAAGTAGATGCTGAACTTGAAGAACACGCAATACAGGGCGCCGCGGCGGTCAAAACAAATTTTACCAACTTAGATGTAGAAGAATTTAATGATGAGCAAACAAGAAACAGCCGGCTCAACACAGAAAATATTGATTTAAGTATGGTAGACGAAGTTATGAAACTAATTATTGATAAAGGCATATTAAGATGACTGAAGAAAAACTCAGAGAGAGCATAAGACAAGCTATTCGCATTGTCAAGAAAAAAAAGCTAATGGCTGAAAGCCAAGTTCTGCAAGATGAGAACAAACTGCGCGAAGTTGTTAGAAAATTTATTAATGTTGAAATCAAGCTTCTCAAAGAAGCTACTCCCGACAATGATCCTGCGCCCCATGAAAACACTGGAATTAACGTATTGGAAGATTTGTTAAAGAAAATTATTCCTATTTTGGAAACTGATTATAAATTATTGACTACTAGTTCTGAACAGCGAGAATCTTTCAGATCCCATATCATTAATGCTGCTATTAGTACTTTGACTCCCGTAGAGGCTAATAATGATGCTGTACAAGACTCAGAAGGTGGACTTGATGAAGATGTGGAGATTGATGTTGTCGATGATGAAGAAGATGCGGTAGATCCGAAGTTTATCGATATTGACCCTGATCCTGAACCTGAAGAAGAAGTAGAGGCTGATCCGAGAGATGAATTCGGAATTGAAGGTGCTGATGTTACTGGAAGAAATATGGCATATGCTTCTTTTAAGAAAGTTGAAAGCTCAATTGTGGATGCATATGATTTGCTAGACAATACTGAAGATCAAGACTTGTTTTATGATTACCTTGTAGCAAATTTAAAATTATACTTTGATAAATTTGAAACAGAACTTGATCCTGAAAGTGTTGAACCAACAAACCAAGCTTATGATACAGCCGCCCAAGGCCAAGATACTGACACTGCTGATGCAGAAAATGAAATTGATTTTAACTTGTAATGAACTCAAAAACAAGATATAAAAGTATAATAAGTAAATTAAAAGATAATAATCTTGTTAGTGATGATCTGTTAGTGTTAGTTAATAATCTGTCATTAGAAGATATTATAGCACTTAAATTTGAGTTGTCAAGTAAAATGTTAAAAAAACGTATGTATGGTTTTGACATTTGGAGAAATTCAAAGTACATCGTCCAAGAAGCAATGTTGAAATTTGCGATCTCTGCTACAAAATCAAAAAAAGATGCTGCAAGATTCCTAGGATTAGATTATACCAACTTCAGCAAACTTGTCAAAAAATTTGGTGTTCAAGAATATTTTGATCAAGATAGCTTTTGAATAACAAAAACCCCTCTATTTACTATTAGAGGGCAAAAATATGTTATTTTTTATATTACTAACACTTTTCGGCTGCGCTGCTGAGCTTGACGTCGATAACACAACCGAAGAAGGCTTCGTTGAAGAAGTTGAAGAAGAGGAAATAGAAGAAGTTCCAACAGAATTCGGAATCATCAATACTGAAGACTGTGATCAGCTTGCAATTGGTTCTGACGTCTGTAATATGGTCTTATACGATCACAACGAAGAAGTTTGGCAGCTTTATGAGCATGAAGGAAAAGTAATTTTACTAGATTTCTCTACAGTTTGGTGTGGGCCATGTCAAAATGCGGGACATTATGCACAACCACTCCAAGATGAATATGGGGAAGATTTTTTATTCGTCACAGTTTTGGTTGATGGCGCTTTAGGAGAGCCGCCAACAAAAGAAGAGGTTGACGAATGGGTTTCGGTGCATAATATTACTACATCACCAGTTTTATATGGCGATCGATCGCTGTTAGATCAAACTGGTGAAACAGGATATAAAATTGGCGGCTACCCAACTTATGTATTTATAGATAAAAATCTTAGAATTCATGTTGGCACTGTTGGTTTCAATAATCCATATATCCGCAGCGTTATTGAAGAGTTATTATAATGTACAAACTATACAAATATGATGGTCACTATATTCAAGGTGAACTAATTAGCAAACATTCAAGCGAAAGTGCTGCTCTAAAAGCGGCCAAGAAAAAATTGAATTATCATACTGCTACAAAAAGTAGTCTTGTCAAACCAAAAGTAATTTGGTTAGATGACGAAAACCACACACCTATAGGATTAATTACAATAAAAGGGGGCGCCAAGGCTTCGACAGGGTAATGAAGTAAAATAGTGCAAGCAGGTTAGATACGACCTTAACAGTTCAAATAATTTAGTTGCAAACAACAACTTACACTTCGAACAGCGCTTAGCCGCTTAGTAGGGAGGCTGATTAGAGCCTTCTATCCAATCTAATCAAAAAAACAGATAAGTTGTAAAAATCAAAAAACTCAACGCAACAGGGAAGTAAGCGTTGTTTTACAGCTTCCTACATTTGTTAGTAACTGATAGAAACTAACTAAGCTTGTGAATGACTACAAATGAATTTATTCTGGACGCGGGTTCGACTCCCGCCGCCTCCACCATTTAGAAGGATAATATTATGTTTAACTGGTTCAAAAAACAAAAACAAGAAATAGCTGAAAAACCTCTCGAACACGAAGATTTGATTGAAGAAGCTCTTTGGGAAATTAAAGAAGAATTCGATCTCAAAACTGAAGAAGTAGAGCGCACAGTTATAGACAAAAGACAAAATATCGAGTATATGAGAAAGACATTGAAACGCGACCTCTAGTTAGGATGTGTACGGTGAAGATAAAGAATACTTTCAATTTGAAGTTGGTGACATTGTTATCGAAGACAACATGCTTGTTTTTTGGGATGACGAACCTCTAATCGGCATTATAATAGATATTAAAAGGCACGTTTATTTTCTTGGGCAAGCTGATTTTGAAATTTATCAAGATCAGTTAACCGTTTTTTGGTTTAAAATTGCTAAACTTGAGCATGTACCTTCAGATTTAGTTAATTTATTTTCAAGATGAATCAAACTGTGGTATAATTAAAAATAGGAGTTTAATTTGACGGTATGATTATAAAAGTTGCTTTTTATAAGGCCCAAGGGGATTACATCAACAAAATTGTGCGTTGGTGGACAAAAAGCAAATATAGTCATGCTGAATTAATCTTGCCCGATGGAGTAACGTGGATTAGCATAAGCCCGTTTAAAGGCTCTATCCTAAAAGCAAAACACAAGAAGCACTATAGCGAATTAGAATGGGACTTTATTGAACTACAAGTCACTGAAGAGCAATTAAAGGTCATAAACGAGTTCTACGAAAGCACCAAGGGCGCCCGATACGACTGGGTAGGTATGACATTATCTCAATGCTTGCCATTTCACGTTAAACAAAAGGGAAAATGGTACTGCAGCGAATGGATTGCATATGCACTTAGAATAAGTTGTGTTATAGACTGGAGACTAATTAAAATTTACGACAGAGCGGATTTATCACCCGCTGTATTGTATAAGATTATAATGGCCTCCAAAAATGAAAAAGTACAAAGTCGATGAATGGGTTCATTATTGCCCAATACCTGATGTAGAATATTTCAAAGATGATCGTAAGCGCGCACTTGTATTGGCGGTTTTGATTAACGATGTATTTTATGATTATAGAATATACATTGAAGAAAGCGGAAAAATAAAAAAAGTCAGAGAGTCACATCTTTTTTCCATACCCGAGCCTACGTATTAATAGGGACGGCAGTTAATATGCTCAAAAAGTTTTTGCTTTTGTTGGCAACTTTTAGTGTGGGATGCACTCAAGATTATGCTGTAGTGACCGGCAAAACTGAAACTATAGTTGTAACTGAAACAATCACCGAGACAGTTACCGAAACGGTGACAGAAGAAGTCGAAGTACCTGTTTATATAGAAGTAGAAGTACCAGTATACATAGGAGATACAGGTGAAGACGATCCGGGTTTAATTTGGGTAGACTCATTTACTCAGCACATGTCGACAGATGGGATTGATATTTTATGGGTTATTGATCGTTCTGGGTCAATGGGTCGATATAATGCAGAATTATTAGCCGGCGTTGAAGCAATGTTGCATGCTCTTCCTGTTTCTGATTGGAGACTTGTTATGATCAGCGCAGATCCTACAAGGTCAGTTACTAGTACGGAATTCCCGTTGGTACCCGGAGACGATATTGATGATGCTGCAGCCATGTTAGCAACATTAACTTCCGCTCCGTGGGAAGAAGGTTTTAATTCTGTATATCAATATATTAATCACAACCCCTATTCTTCGACTTGGATGCGACCCGAAGCGGGCTTGTTGGTAGTTTTTGTTTCTGATGAAGAGGAACAAAGCACTCCGGAGTATCCAATGCCTTCTGATTTTTTGAGTTGGTATGGATCGCTTAGAATGGGCTCTGTTTTTATGGCCAGCGTAGTGAATGTGGCTGAGACAATCTCTGAATGCACCCATTTTGTTAGCCCTATTGACATTGGTGATAGATATATGGAGGCAACGTATGCACTTGGAGGATTTGTGGTCGATATATGTTCAGAAGATTGGTCTCCCGGTGTCACCGATGCCACTCACTCAATCGAGCCCATCGAACAGGTTACACTTTCACATACCGCAGTAGCTGATTCAGTTAGGGTCTTTGTTAACGGAACCCCGAGTCCTTATGGATGGTATTACCAAGAATCAGATAATACGGTATATTTTACAGCTATTCCATCCGCTGGTCAGCTTGTTGAGATCGGATTCCGATATTTTGAAACTAGCGAATATGAAGAGCCTACTACTGATTCCGGCACTTGATAAAATAGTTGACATCAAAATCATATTGTGTTATATTTATTGCATACACAAGGAGTTGTTGTGACTATACACAATAAAATGTTTGATGAAAGTTCCGAAAACGAACGTCCCACCATTATGGTTTCTGGTGGTTTTGACCCGGTACATGCCGGTCACATAAGAATGATTAGAGCGGCCGCAAAATATGGTGATGTAATAGTGATAGCAAATTCTGATTCATGGCTACACAATAAGAAAGGTTTCGTGTTCATGGATTTTCACCAGCGTTCTGAGATATTAAACGCCATTAAAGGTGTAATACTGGTAGATTCGGTTGATGATTCGGACGGAACAGTGTGCGAAGCAATTAGAAGGCTTCGTCCTACATATTTCGCTAACGGTGGCGATCGTGGCAAACACAATACTCCCGAACAAAACGTGTGTGACGAATTGGGCATAGAAATGCTCTGGAGCATCGGTGGCGATGAAAAAGTTGCTGCTTCTTCTGATTTAGTCAAAAGCGTAGTAAATAAATTTTCTGAACGTTAGACTTGACTTATACTCACTCTCTAGTTATAGTATGAGTGAAGACTTTAAAATGGTATCATTTGGTTATCAAACACTCAAACTCGATGCAGCATATAGACCGATTGATGTTATATCGGGTGTCGAGGCATTAGTGATGTGTATAGTTGGAAAAGCGAAAGCAATTGAAAGTTATGACGCGCAGATCCGTTCACCTAGCAGGACCTTTAAGATACCTTCTGTTATCGTGCTTCAAAGGGTTGTGAAATTTAGACTAACTACTCCCGCTTGTAGTAGAAAAGGCATTTTTCAAAGAGATCATAATATGTGCCAATACTGTAGTAAAAAATTTACAGATAAGGAGCTAACTTTAGATCACATTATGCCAAAATCCAGAGGCGGACAAAACACTTGGGATAATCTCGTAGCCGCATGTAAGAAGTGTAACCAAAAAAAGGGCGACAGAACACCAATTGAATCTGGCATGATACCAATAAACAAGCCAAAAGCACCTAAAAACAATTTGGTTAAGATTACTCCGTATTTGAAAAAAATTTGGAAAGATTATTTATGGAACTAAGGAGGTAAAATGTCCATTTATACAAAGCTGCAGAGCTTAAACCTGCCGGAAGACGCAAAGGTTAGTCTTCGCTTTAGTGAAGGAACAGATGTGTTTGTTCACAATGAAACAGAAGTTGAAACAGCACTATCTGATACAGATGTAGTAAACCGTTTCAGTGAACTTGTGGCTACTAGAGGTCTAGATGCTCAGACTCGATGGGGTGACAATATTGTACAAGAAATGAGAGAACAGGGGTTATTAGATGATTACGATCGTGATGATACCTTTTCTGATTTTATTTCTGATATGATGCATGATAATTTCTATGAGTTTGACTTTATTGAGGCATCCACCGAGAAGTATGATCATAAGCGAGGTTTTTGTACACTTTCTGCAGAGGTCGAGGTCCCGTTTGCAAATTTAGTTCAAGTGCAACCTGATTTGCTTGGCTGGGATGTAGTCGTAGAAACTCCGCTCGGTATTTTAACTGTTGATGCTTAGAAATCTACTTACTAAAGGAGGATTTAATTATGAATAAATGTGATTGCTGCAGCTGCTCTTGCTGCTAAATTATATATTGGGGTGAAGCGCCACAGGCAGGTGCACCGGGTTGTTACCCCGGCCGTTGTTGGTTCGAGTCCAACCGCCCCAGTGTTATGCGGGAATAGCTCAGTGGTAGAGCATTACGTTGCCAACGTGAGGGTCGCGGGTTCGAATCCCGTTTCCCGCTCCATTTTTTATTTAAAGCTATAGTTACTTATGTGGTAGAAACAGTAGCAGAATTATTAGTCTTGGCGATGGCCATGTTTTTAGCCGCATTCTTTTGTTTGAGGGTGCTGCTATTGCCAGACGCAACAACTGCCACAATAGAAAAAATTTATGAAGTCGAAGAGGCGATATACCAAGAACGATAATGTTTTGGTTAAATCATTTGCAGGTCCCGATATTTGTGTTATACTAAAAAAGAGATATTTAGTTCGTCAATCAGAAAGCAAATTGGGAGTTGATGGATGGGAAGCACAAATTGTTAATCAAAAAGAGGTTGACAAACTACGCAAACGTGGTGTACCATATACTAAAGGTGAAAAGCCCATGGTTTGGGTTTTTGATTGGGAAATAATAAAAAAATGTCGATAACGAGACTACTTACAGCAGGGCTAATTAATAATATATGGCTAAGAAAAACTATGTTTTAGATACCAGCGTATTCCTTACGGACGCTGACTCAATATTTAAATTTTCAAATAATGATATCTTTGTACCTTTAAAGGTTTTAGAAGAAATCGATGGACACAAAAAGAGGCAAGATTCGGTCGGAATTAATGCGAGAAAGATTATTCGTATTTTTGACGACTTGAGAAACAAAGGAAGCCTTCAGAAAGGTGTAAGAATTACAAAAGGCGCAGGAATTGTTAAAGTTATTTCTTATGAGGCGCTGAAAAATGTAATTTTTCCACCCGACCTAGACCTTAGACATCCAGATCATATGATTATAGCAACTGCTGTATCTTTGAGACAAAGTACCCCCGAAAACCGCAAAACTGTTATTGTTTCTAGAGACATTAATATGAGAGTAATCGCTGATTCGGTCGGATTACTATCTGAAGACTATATCTCCGAAAGCGCCGTCACGTCATCAGAAGAATTATATGAAGGGTTTACAGTATACTCTGTTGATGATCAGATTATTGATAGATTTTATGGTGACGAGCCAATCATGATTGCAAGGGACGAAGTAGACGAAGATTGGATGCCAAATCAGTATCTTTTGCTAGTTTCCAATGCCAATGATAAGAAAAGCGCATTAGCGCGCTTTAAAGACCACTTCCAGCCTCTTCAAAAGGTTGTACATGACAAACTACCAGATTGGCGTATAACCGCAAGGAACAAAGAACAGGCGTTTGCTATTGATTTATTAATGGATCCATCTGTAAAAGTTGTTTCGTTGGTTGGCCGCGCTGGTTCTGGTAAGACCTTGTGTGCAATTGCAGCAGGACTACAGCAGACTATTGGTCTCCGCGGTGCAAACGCGTATGATAGAGTAATAGTGTCTCGCCCAGTACAGCCTTTAGGTAAAGATATTGGTTACTTGCCGGGTACTATGGAAGAGAAAATGCTCCCATGGTTGATGCCGATTCAAGATAATTTACAATTTTTGTTAGGAGGCGATAAGAATGCCCTACAGATGTACATGGACAAAGGTAAAATTGAAATTGAAGCTTTGACTTATATAAGGGGTCGTTCAATATCTAACACTTTCATGATTATCGACGAAGCCCAAAACCTAACAGCCCATGAAATTAAAACTATTATCACTCGCGTTGGCGAGGGAACAAAAATAATTTTAACTGGAGATATTGAACAAATTGATAACGTATATGTCAATGAGACAACAAATGGATTAGCACACGCTGTAGAAAAATTTAAACTATATCCAATCGCTGGACACATAATGTTCAAGAAAGGTGAGCGCTCTGAAGTTGCAAGTTTGGCAGCAAAAGTGCTATAAAATTAATATTTATATTGTATAATCTATTAAAGGAGTTAAGATGGACAACAATACAAACACTGAAAATGTTATTTCTGAGGAACAAGCACACACTAATCCTGTTTTGGCGATGCGCGTTAATGCAGATTCAAAACTTAAGGAATACTTAGTTGAATATGTGGGCACTAAGTTGGATAACGAAGAAGTAACAGTCAATATGATTGCAGAAGTGCTGGCCGCTGATTTCCCAGAGTTTGCCTTCGCTTACGCAGAAGAAAACTTTTTACGCGGTTACCAACAAGGATTAGAAGATGCTCAAGGACTACATACAGGCTTCCCAGAAGCGAATGATGGAACAAGTCAGTAATTTTTATACTAGCAACGGTATTCAAATATATTTCAAAGACCAAATGCTCGATACCAATATTGATGTTGAGAAAATTGTTTCTAATTTTGAAAAAAGATTACCAATGCATCTTTTAGAAGAAGTTGAAATGATTATTATTGGTCACTTTGATGAGTTTGAAGATCGTGATCTAACAGCATTCTACAAAGATGGTGCCTTACATCTTTCTAATATGCAAATGGATGAAGAATCCATGTTGACTGATATGATCCACGAAACAGCACATGCATGTGAATCTGCTTATGGGCAAGAAATATACGCAGACAGTAAAATTAAAGATGAGTTTTTGAGAAAAAGGGTGCATCTTTACGATATTTTATGGAAAATGGATTTCAAGGCGCCTCGGAGTATATTTTTAGATGTTGAATATGACGAGGAATTTGATAAATTCTTATTTCAAGATATAGGGTACCAGACATTGGGAAATGCAGTTAATGGTTTATTTATTAACGCTTATGCACCCACATCTCTTAGGGAATACTTTGCAACAGGATTTGCAGAATTTTATCAACACCCAAATGACCATACAAATCTCAAACAAGTAAGTCCTGCGTTGTATGAAAAAATCATATTATTGCACAATCTTGATAAAACTGATTGACAAGTTCGATTATTGTGTTATAATAACATTGTATAGGATTAAAAATGTCACACATTTCTTATTCTGAGCTTAAAGATTGGAAATTTTGTCCGTTTTATCATAAACTTACGCGCATTGACGGTATTGACGGATTTACAGGTAATGAATATACCGCTTTCGGCTCAGCAATTCACTCAGTTTGTGAGAAAAAACTTCTTCAAGAAGATATGAATGATGATTTTTTTGTTAAAGAATTAAAAAAGAATATTTCTGAACTTGATGAAGAACACGAAATTAATAAAAAGCTCGTCTTAGATATGATTGGGCAAGGAAAAAGAATCATTCCTGAAATTGAAGATGCACTCAAAGATTATTTTCAAGAGTTTGACGTCATCGAAGTGGAAATGCCTCTCTTTGAGCCGATTGAGGGAGAAGGCGATTATAATTTTAAAGGCTATATCGATGCGATTGTAGCTACTCCCGATGGAAAAATTCACATTTTTGATTGGAAAACTTGTTCATGGGGCTGGGATGCTAAAAGACGATCTGACAAAATGGTCACATATCAGCTTACTCTTTACAAGCACTTCTTTTGTCAGAAAATGAACATAGATCCGAAAGACGTAGAAACACATTTTGCACTACTTAAGAGGACGGCCAAGAAAAACCGCGTTGAATTCTTCAGGGTCACTAGCGGCCCTCGAAAAACTGAAAATGCGCTAAAACTTTTGAATACAGCACTATACAATATTCAAAATAAGCGTTATATTAAGAACAAGCTATCCTGCACTGGCGGGTATGGCTGTAAATTTTACAATACTGAACACTGCCCATGAGGAATAAATGAGTAAAAAGAAAATTTTGGTCTTATCTGACCACCCGCTTTCGCCATCTGGTGTTGGCACACAAACAAAATATATGATTGAAGCACTTCTAAAAACTGGTAGATACCAGTTTATATGCTTAGGAGGTGCTATTAAACACAATAGCTACAATCCAGTTAGAGTAGAGGGTTGGGGTAATGATTGGATTATTTATCCTGTTGATGGATACGGAAATCATGAGATCTTGCGTTCTTTAATTCAAAAAGAAAAACCAGATGCACTTTGGTTTATGACCGATCCGCGGTTTTATGAATGGCTTTGGGAAATTGAAAACGAAATTAGACCTAATGTACCTATGATCTATTATCATGTATGGGATAATTTTCCTTACCCTGAGTTTAATGCAAAGTACTACAATTCAAATGACAAAGTTGTATGCATTTCAAAGGTAACGCATGAGATATTACAGAATGTTTCGCCGGATGTTGAAAGTTGTTACTTACCACACGCGGTGCACTCAGATATCTTTCGACCACCTAGAGGTGCGGATGAACTAAGAATGATTAAAGATCTTAGGAATCAAATGCTATCGCATTGTTTTGAAAACAACCCTGACAGGAAGATATTTTTCTGGAACAACAGGAATGCGAGAAGAAAACAATCCGGTACCGTCTTATGGTGGTTCAAAGAGTGGTTAGATAAAGTTGGGCACGATAAAGCCATGTTAGTAATGCATACTGATGCGCGAGATCCGCATGGACAAGATTTGCCGCATATTATTACAAAGTTAGGCTTACGAGGTCAAATTTTGTTATCAACTCAGAAAGTTAGCCCACAAGATTTGGCGCGATTTTATCAAGTGGCAGATTACACAATAAACATATCAGACGCCGAAGGATTTGGTCTTGCAACGTTGGAATCGCTAGCGTGCGGTTCTCCTATTATAGTTAATATGACAGGGGGGCTACAAGAACAAGTTACGGATGGTAAAAACTGGTTTGGATGGGGAATTCAGCCCAGTAGCAAGGCTATAATTGGCTCCCTTCAAGTGCCTTACATATATGAAGATAGAGTTAACCAAGAAGATTTCGATAGTTGTTTGACCAAAGCGCTTAAGCTTTCCAAAAAACGATACAAGGTCATGTCTGAAGCTGGTATACAACATGTTCGGGACAATTATAATTTTGAAAATTATGAAAATCAGTGGGTGAAAATTATGGATGATTTTATTGAAAAGAATGGTTCTTGGGAAAATAGAAATATTTACACACCATGGGTGCTTTTGGAGGTAGCATGAAAAAGAGAGTAATTTTAAAAGGACCACTGCTGACAAGAAGTGGTTATGGCGAACAGGCGCGCTTTGCGCTCCGAGCTTTAAGATCTAGACCGGATGAATTTGATATTTATATACAACCATTGGCTTGGGGTAATACTTCTTGGATACATGAGCAAAATGAAGAGCGAATGTTTATAGATCAGAGTATCGAAAAAACGATAGCGTTTATTCAACAAGGTGGCAAATTTGATATGTCTGTGCAATGTACCATTCCTAATGAGTTTGAAAACATGGCAACTGTGAATATTGGTTATACAGCCGGGATTGAGGCAACAGCTGTCTCACCGGAATGGCTTCAAAAAACAAATGATGTTGTTGAGAGGTTAATTGTGGTGTCTAGCTTCTCAACAGAGGCTTTTAAGAGAACTGAATATTCTGGAGAAATTAATGGTCAGCCCGCTACGTTGAATTTACAAAAACCAATTGATTTTGTTAATTATCCCGTAAAACAATTTGATGAATTATCTGATTTACAACTGGATTTAGATTATGAGTTTAACTTTTTGACCGTAGCACAGTGGGGCCCCCGGAAAAATTTATTAAACACACTTATGTGGTTTGTACAAGAGTTTCATGATGAAGAGGTTGGACTTGTGCTGAAAACTAACCTAATGAAAAATTGCATTTTAGATCGTACGGCTTTGTTTGAGAAAGTTAAAGATGTGTTAGCTAACCAAGCGCCTGACAGAAAATGCAAAGTTTATTTATTGCATGGCGATATGTCAGATGAAGATATACATTCTCTCTATTTGCATCCAAAAATTAAAGCTGGATTGTTTTTACCTTTTGGTGAGGGATTCGGATTGCCGATATTCGAGGCAGCTTATAGTGGATTACCTGTTATAGCTACAGGGTGGTCTGGACATCTTGACTTTTTGGTTGATGAAAAAGGCGCTGAGCACTTCTATAATGTAGCATATGACGTCAACACAATTCCAGAGGAGTCAATTTGGGAAGGAGTTTTGATTAAAGAGGCTAAATGGGCATACCCAAGGGAGAATTCTGCTAAAGAAAAGATGCGTGAGTGCTTTAACGATTATGTTGCCGCAAACAAAAAAGATTCATGCGAGTATGCTCTTGAACTTAAAGAAAGATTCAGCCCAGAAAAAATGTATTCTAAATTTGTGGATCTTGTTTTAGAGTCCGCCCCGGAATCTACTGTAGTAAATGAAATGGATGAAATTGAAAAGCTTTTTGCTGAGGCTCTGTAGTGATCGTATTTGTTTCAGATCTGTTTGTTAAGGATTATGTTGGTGGTGGTGAACTGTCAACTCAAGCATTGATCGAATCCTCGCTATTACCAGCCGCTCAAATCAATTCAAAATTCTTAACTCCTGAAATTATGCAACAACATAAAAATGCATTCTGGATTTTTGCTAATTTTAGTGAATTAAGTATACAGTGTATTTTATATGCAATCAAAAATTTAAGTTACTCGATTGTAGAATATGATTACAAATATTGCAAATATCGTTCTCCTGAAAAACACATAGAAGAAGAGGGAGAATGTGATTGTGAAAATGAACAGTTATCTAAAGCTGTTACTATGTTTATGACTCACTCCAAAACAACATTTTGGATGAGTCACAATCAGAAACAAAAATATATAGATAAATTTCCATTTATTGACAAGCATCAAAACAAGGTTTTAAGTTCAATATTTTCTGAAGAAACTTTAAACTATATTTCAAGCCTGCAATATGCCAATAAAAATAACAAATATTTGATCTTAAATTCCAATTCATGGATTAAAGGGGCCACAGATTGCCGCGAATATGCCGAAGCTAATGGGCTTGAATATGAATTAGTATGGAATATTGATTATAAAGATTTACTACAAAAATTAGCAGAATCAAAAGGAATAATCTTCTTGCCTAAAGGTGGTGATACGTGTCCTAGATTTACAATTGAAGCTAAATTGCTAGGGTGTGATTTGATTTTAAACGAACATGTACAGCATAAAGATGAAGAGTGGTTCTCAACACGCGAAAGTTGCTTGGAGTATTTGCGCGCCCGACCTAAAGTTTTTTGGGACCATATCGAAACCGTTTGGAATCAGGAAACACCATCCACAGAGGTTCAAGATACCAATCAAACGTTTAGAGTTGTAACGCCTTTTTATAATGTAGAGGGATTCATTACTCGCTGTTTGTATAGTTTAAAAAGACAACAAAATACAAACTTTAAATGCTATCTGATTGATGATATGTCGGATGATAAGAGCGCTACGATCGCTACCTTATATACAGCAGAAGATGAAAGATTCAGCCTTACACAAAATATCGAGAAAAAATATGCTTTAGAAAACATTGCTGATACAATTTCATCTATTGAAGATATAAAAGATGACGATATTATAATATTGTTAGATGGAGACGATTGGTTGCCCTCATCGACAATATTAAGCCATCTAGAAAAAGTATATAGCGAAAATGATTGTTTGATGACATATGGTAGTTATGTATACGCTCCAGAAGGCAACAAAGGTGTAGAGCCTTCGCAATATCCAGAAGAAGTAATCAAAAACAATTCATATAGACAGGATCAATGGAGAGCTTCACACCTTAGAACTTTTAAGTATAAACTTTGGAAACAATTAGATCAAAATGATTTACAAAACGACGAAGGATATTATAAGGTTGCATATGATCAAGCGATCATGTTACCTTTGTTAGAAATGGCCGGAGAAAAAGCCACCTATATTCCCGAAGTTATGCATGTTTACAATAGAATTAATCCTCTAAATGTTGACAAAACAAAACAAAAAGAACAATTTCAAACTGCTCAAGAAGTAAGAGCTAAAAAACCATATCAGAGACTATCTTGAAACTATTTTTAGAAAACGCTT